TTGTTGCATCATCTAAATCAGGAGAATCAGTTGTCTTAACTCTATCTGGTGTTAATGTAACAGAACCATAAGGATAAATTACTGTTGAGGATGGATAACCATTGACAGTAGGTCTCAACTGTAATGTTACTGGAGAAGTATCGTGTTTAGTTTTAAAACAAACTCTAATTTTCTCAACAAAAATACCTTGTGAATATTGACCAGGTGCAACTAAGAATGTTTGTGCAAGAGGATCCGACCATCCCATAACTGGAACATCATTCACACTAGTTGTTGTAGTAACTCTACTATCATTAACAGATGTTCTTTGGATAACTGGTTGGACAGTAGAAACAATAGTGTTCTCTGTTGTTTGTAATAATCCTTGTGCAAAGAATGATGCATCACCATTTGTTGTAGAAGAAGGAATATCACCAGTTGAGGTATTAATTAATCTGAATAGTTTTTCACCTGTTCTAAATGTAGAAGCAGGAATAGTCAAAACACCAGCAACATCACCAGACCTAGTGGTTGTTAATCTACCAATAGAGTAAACAGAAGTTGTATCTGGTGTAGTAGTCCATGCAGAAGATATAGTTGCAACTCTAGTGGCGGCAGCATATGAACTAATTGTTCTTTGTTGACCTGCACCTGTTCCTGCAACAATAGAAATTATATTACTGTTTGATGTATTGCCGTAATATACTTCATTGTTTGCGCCAGTTGCATCAAGGCCTAATGTAATTGTTGTTGAACCTGCGGCATTTGCAAATCCAGAATAGTGTTCGTAACCTGCAATTCTAATACTTGTACCCGAAATATTACCAATAACATTTGCATTTGCGAGATTCAAATTGCTTGTTGGAACAAGATTGGCAACAAATATGGAATTATTTGAAGTTTTTACAACAACAGCTGTTGCATTATTAGTAGATGTATTATTGTTAAAAACTCTAATGGTTTCTGTATTTGCAGTTTTTGTACTAAACCCTAAATTGTTTGTTGCAAAAATAATTTTATTTGCTCTGGCAACATACTGTTCTACCGAAGTGCCATCAAAAAATGGATACAAAACGGTGTCTGGTTTAAAATCTGTTGCGGTAAATAATATCGATTTTGCTCTCATGTAAGGAATGACAGATACATCCACAACACGGTCACCAATTGATTGTGTGATAGTTTGTGGAACTGCTTTGGAGAGAATACCGGTTCTTGTTTGACCGCTAGTTGTGGTGGTCGTTGTTCTTTCGTTACCAACTATACCATAAATGTTTCCTCTGCCTTCTCTTGGTCCATCAGTCCAAGCGCCAGCATTAATATTTCTGCTAGTAGAAGATGAAGTTCCAGTCCATTGAGTTTGCCAATTACCCCATTCATATTCGTAACCAGCATTACTGATACCTTTCATTATAAGGTCCCAAGCATCTTTATCGCCACCGAGATTTACTAAAACATCGGCTTTCTTAGTTGTATCAACCCAAACATCAGATGGTGGATTTAATTGAATTTTTCCAATGTAATTAACAATATTAAATGGGTTAATATTGATTGTTTTAGATGCTAATGGTTGATTAACAAATGATGTATTGGATGCAGAAACAGTTACAAATGGTCCTGTCTGTAAATAGTTTGAAGAATTTGAAGAATCGAATGTCAACATTCTAGATGAAATGTTGAATGTTGGGCGAAGTTCTTGGTTGGTCACATCAATTGCAGAAGCATATTCGATTGATGTAACATCGGCAACTGAATGTCCTTTAAATGAATCTACAATAATACCATTTTTAAATCTTGGTAAGTTTGTACTATCAAGTATAGTCAAATCTTGTTTATTTACAGCATCTTGTTCCAACAATGACAATGATGTATAGTATTCCAGATTTTCAATTCTCTTTTCAATCGTACCAATATCTCGCATTGTATAACGGCGATTGTTAATATATTGAACTGAAATATCTGAAGTATTTGCAGTATAAGGTGGTTCAGACAGAATATAAAGATTCATTGCATCATCTTTATTCTTTGGCTGAACAGGATTTAGTGAAGCTGTTCCTTTGATAACATCAAATGTTCTATTCTTATTAAGAACAACAGTATCTACTCTTGGTAAATAGTAAGAGTAATCAATGAGTATATCAGAACCATTTTCAGGTACTTTTGGGCCAGTAGTTGAAGAATCAACATCAAATGTTGTTGTTACTGTTGTAGCATCAAGTGCGTTTGTTGCATTTTTTCTAACTGGTCTAAAATCTAAACTATCTCTGAGACTATATGTTGAACCTGTTGTTGGTGAAGTAAAAGTTGGTATAGAACCATATGTTGGGTACGAATCAACAGAGAAGAAACCTGCACCAGATGAAGAATACCGCTTATATCTCACAACCAATGGTCCATTTGGCGCAGAATATCCAGACTTCAATTTGATTGAAGAATGGTCATAATAAGAACTTTTTTGGCCATCGACTAATGTGTACCGTGAAGTTACATCACTATAGCCAGTATTTGCAACAGCAGAACCATTAAAATCATAAACAGAAACCAATTCAATAACATCGGAGACATACAATGATTGTGTAGTTCCTGGTGTCTTAACAACATTGTTTGCTTGGATTGTTGTTTGACCATTTGTTGAGTTTGCATAAACAATCACACCATTGGTATTAATTGATTCACCACCACTTGTTTGAATTGCAGAAGATGGACTAACCAATGTCTTTGTTTTTGCTGGACTACCAGATGCCAATGTATAGTTAATAGTTGCCACAATATTGGCAGTCATATTGTTTGCATTGACAATTGTTAATTTTTTAGTTGAAGTATTAACAGTTGTAATTTTATCAGCAGGAATAGTTTGGCCTACAACATAAGGAGAAGTACCTGCAGCCGTAACAACGACTTGATAACTTTGTTGTTTTGCAGTTGTTGATGAAGCGGTAGTTAATGTTTCACCAGAACCAACAGATAAAGCAGGAGAATCTGAAGTTACAAATGTTTGTGATTCATACAACCTTCTATATGAGAATGAGAAATCTCCAATTGTACTAGGTGTAATAAATTCTTGGCCTAATCCAAAAATGATAGGTTCAAAAGAAACATCAGTTAAATAAGCATCATCATAAGTTGATGCCAAATCTTTTGACCTTGCATCAACATCACCAGAGTTAACTCTTGTTGTACTTGAGAATGTTGCCAGTGATTCAACATCATTAAATTCAAAATCTATTGACCAAACAGATGTGTTATTTGGTGTCGTTATATAATTAGTACCAAGAGTAATCACTTGATTAGTTGCATCAAATGCCGTAATGTATTTTGGTGATTCTGCTGAACCTGGTCCAGAAGTAATTCTTAGTTTTGCACCTTTGTATGCATCAGTTACAGATGAGAAAATTTGTCCTGCGGTACTATTACCAATTGTAACATTACCAGAGTTAGCAGACCTTACTGTTCCTGTCAATGAACCAACATTCACATCAAACAAGAATGTTTTGTAAGTATATGTTGTAGAATTGGATGTATTTGATGCAGAATCAAAAGAAACAGATTTAACTCTTGCGGTACCAATTTTAGTGTTGGTAATAGATGCAGTAGAAGTTAAATTGATAGATGCATTTGGAACACAATGTAAATCAACAGTAGTTAAACTATTAATTGGCCAAGTGCCATAGTGACCAGTTGTATAAATGAAATTACCATAGTCAACTGAAACATCTTTATTATTAACTAATTCAGTTGTTCTCGGTTTTTCAATTGTTATTGTTGTTGGAGAAACAGTTTCATATTCATAACCGAAGACATATGCTTTACCTGGTGACAAAATGATATCCATGTTTGCGGTATTGGATGTATTTGTCTGTAATGAGATATTAAATGGACGAACTGTGTAGTTGCCAGATTCATCATATGTTCTTCTAGCAAAAGTATCTTCTAATACAGAATAGATTGGATATCTATTGCTTCTTGTTATAGAACCATTCTCAACTCTTGCCAATTCTATGAATTGAGTTGTATCGGTTGATGCTAGTGACCTTGTGGCAAGTGTTAGAACAATTTTAAATCTATCTGCACCAGGTGCTTGATAGTTTGAAGCATCTTGTGCTGGGTCAAGTAATGAAGTATCACCAGATGACTTGACTAAACTTTCTGTAATTTCAAAACCAATTCTTGCACTTGCAGTTGTATTGCTATACTTTGAAGTTGCAATAGTTTGTGCATCATTCTTAATAAAGAAACCATCGTAATAATATACACCTTCAGTAACAGAGAAGATTTGACCTGTGCCTACACCAGAAGTAGAAATGTTAGCGTATGCAGGTGATGTTTCATAGGTAAGAATAGTGTCGCTTGAAGCAAATGTATCACCATATAATTGCTTGACTAAAAGAGTTTTTGGATCACCAGTGCCTGAATCTGCATCATAAACTTTGATAACTTCTGCTCTTTTTGTTGGTGTTTGTATGTTGTCAACAATTGTTGCACCAACAAAATTATCAGTATTTACAGTTAAACCATTATAAGTGGAATCTAATTTGATATAGGTCGCATCTTGTAAAAATGTTTGCCCACCAGTAACTACTGAACCATTTTGAAAAATATGGTTACCAAATCTTTCGACTTGTTTTTGTAGAATTGTTTGTGCTTGAGTTAGTTCACGAGCTTGAACCGCATATCCAGGTTTAAATAATACACGAAGAAATTTCTTATCTTCATCGTAATCATCATAATATGGATTCACATTAAAATTAGTATTGATACTCATTTATTTCCTCTAGAATCTAACCACAAGTTTGATATTTTCTGCTTGTCCATCTTCTCTTTGTGTCTTTGTAATATTTTCAACATGTAAAATGTCACCAGTATAAGGTTGAAATTCAGGTGTGGTTTTAGAAATAATGATTCTAGAAGCACCAGAAGTTACACCAACTAATGGTAAACCAATCGTAGCTGTTCCTCTAACCCTAGACAACTTAACTTCATTTGAAGTTTGTGAATTAAGATAACCATAAAAATTCGCATCAGTAGGCGAATTTCCCTGATACACATATTCATCTAATGTATAACTTGTACCAGCAACTAGTCCTAAACTTGTTGTCTGCGCTATCACAGAGTTTGCCGTTGTTTGTGTTACACTAGAAGTATTGCCATATTTATGCGGATTAGACAAGAGGCCATACTGTCTGAAAGAAGTATTTGCGGAAATTAATCCGTTCTCAGTAGTATCTATCTCACCAATTCTAACGGCTGTCATTAGATTTGACGCATTTAATTCTTTTGCTGGATTGTATGCATGACCAAACTTTGGTGAGACAATCACTCTTGCAGTTGCACCAGTTCCAGACCCGTAAATATACGCATTTGCTTTTGAGTAACCAGTACCAATCGTAGTTACTGTTACTTTTGAAACATTTGCATTTGCGGAAGACACACCAGATACAGTATTTGACAATGTTGCAGAAGCTGCGACACCAGTGCCGTCTCCATCAATATAAACTCTAGTTGAGATTGTCACATTACCAGTATTGCCGCCACCAGAAGCAGTTGTAGTTGTTGATAGTGTAATGACGCCCGTTGCGTTTGCAGTTGCGGTAATATAAGAACCTGCTGGAATACCTGTTCCAGAAACAGACATATTTGCAAGATTCGCAACAGTAGGAATCTGAAATACACTTAAAACTCTAGCAGTATTTGCAAAGTGTAAAGTAGTTTGACCAGAAGTATATGCAGTAACTACAATATTTGAAGCCTCTCTGTAATTTGTTCCATTTGCAGTAACAATAATTCTATTTAATTCACCATCAACAACACCTGTATTATTGACATTATAATCTAATTGATTAGTTGATGTTGGTGCTGGTATCCAATCGGCAGTCAAAAACTTGTTTGATGGTTTAACATTATACATGTATTTCCACAAATAACCATCAGCAGTAGCAATATTACCATTTGAAGTTGTATAGTCACCAGACGGCTCTACTGTTGAATTTGCAGAAGAATTATTAGACATGCACTTATATACATTTCTGGCAGTCGTAATAACATACATTGGTTTTAAACTCTGTGCAGAATTTGATGACAATAAAGTGTCTGCATCAATAGTATCATCATAATTTCTATATTTTGAATTTGCAGTCCAAGTAATTTTTGGTATAACAAGTTCAACATCATTTGCCGTTACTTTTTTGGCAGCATAGATGTTATCCCAAACTTGTTTTTCTGTTGCAATAGTGTCAGTAATAGAATCTGGTGAAGATTCATTTGCATATGGCACATGATTGCCAACAAAAATATAAAGAACTGGATCTGTGTTTCCAGAATTATACACCGCATTGCGCCAAAGCTTTGCGTTGTTGTAACCTAATTTTTTCTTTGTGATTGATGGCATAGTCTTTATTTATGTCAGTATAATAGCAGTCTGAGCATTTGCGTCTGTTGTAAATGCTGAAGAAACCGCAAGGTTTGTGTTACTTATAATGCTAGAAACAGTTCTAATTACATTGTTTACAGAGATATTAGAACCAATTGTCAGAATACCTCTTGAGTTTGAAACATTAAATTTGGTATTTGAACCGATAACATAGATTGAACCATTTGCAACATTTACTGTTCCAGCAATTGTATTTGATGAAGTTGTAGAAATGGTAATTGTGTTTGCACTAAACGATGCATCTTCATTCAAATCCGCATAGTTTACAAATCCTGCTGGATGCAATAGTTGTTTTAATATCTTTTTGTATTTTGTAAACTCTGTTGTAGAAGCAGTTACATATGCATAATCAACATAGTAATTTCTACCTTGCAATTTTCTTTCAGAAGTTGACAAAATAGAATCAGAAGTTGTCCATCTTCCAGGCAATGAAACATACACATCTTCAATTGTTGCAGATGCAGTAGCACTTCTATCACCAGAACCTGTCAAATCGACTTGTGGAATATATTGATAACCAGAGCCACCACTTACAACTTTAATTGAAATAATTTGACCTGGTCTTGTGTTTCCAATAAATGGTGTGATTGATTCACCATCACCCATCAATGCAGATATTTGAACATTCGCACCAGTTGCACCAGCATTTGATGATGCGACAGTTAGTGTTGGAAAATTACCTTGGGTGTATCCTTGACCACCAATAAAGTAGTCACCATATTTACCAATTTTATGAGCTGTTGTCGAAGATGTCCAATTCACATTCACATTTGCAGTTGTTGAACTTGAAATTGAATTGATATATCTGGATTGATTGTTAATAATAATTCTATCACCAACTCTAATTTCTGTACCAAATTGTGTTCCAGTACCAACAATAAACGGACTATTGTTTATTACATTTGCAGTACCAGAAACTCTTGATGGTTGAATTTCAATTTGAGTAATTGTGCCATTTGCATTGACTGCTTTAACTGCTGCAGCTGCACCTCGACCAAATGTTCCAGGTGGGTTTGAACCAAATACAACTTCATCACCAACTAGATAATTTAAACCACCGTTGTTAATTTTAATTCTACCTACTGACCTAAAATCTTTAATACTATACTCACTTGTGCCAGCAGTAAATGTTGGTGCATTAGCATCTAATGTTGGTGAAATTGATGTTGCAGTATTTGAGAAGAGAACAATTACATTTGTAATTGGACCCAAACTTGAAAGAGTCAAATAACTTAATGCATCGGCAATAACAGTAGAGACATTTTCACCAGCAGTAATTATTGTTGATGGAAAACCATAATCAGAAGCAGAAATTAATGTATTTGCATAATCAGATATAACATCATTTGAAACAGTAAAAGTATCTAAAGTTGAATTGGCAATACCTGTTGTATCAGTACCATCAATAGCAAGGTCTAAAGAGAATGGACTGATTCCAGAAACTGCAATATCGCCATTCAGTTGAAATCCTGCACCACCGTAGTTGACAACAATACCATCAATATAACCCTCAACAATATCTTCTACTTGAGCAGTAGCATCAACTGTTGCACCTCCACCTGTAACTACAACAATATCACCAACATTATAACTTGCACCACCATCGATAACATTAATTCTGTTAACAATTGAAAAACTATCGGCAGTTAAATGAATTAAATTGCCATTATCATCCAATATTGTTGTATCAATTTCTTCACCATTTAAAAATGTTCCAACTACTGTTTTTTGATTAATAAACAATTCATATGGAAAACCAAGATTCAACTGGTCGGTAATAATTCTTTTTACAGCCTTTTCAACAATTGCAGTTGCACCAGAAGTTGCACCAACAACTTGCCTATTTGTTAATAGTGGAACATCAAAATTTGTATATACTACTTTAACTTCAGAATTTGCAGTAGGTGCAGTTTTGAAAATTAATTTTTTAGATTCTTTGCGAATGTAATAATCGGTATTAAATGTTTTTAAAGTACCATTAACATAAACTTCAACTTCATCATTATTAACTTGTTGTGCTAAAGAAAAACTTGTTTCACCATTTGCAGTATAAACACTTCTTACATCCGTATCAATTCTAAGAATATTATCAACTGTCCATTTACCATCAGATGCTCTAAGAATATTATTTTTTGGATAAATGACTTCCAGTTCTTCAGAAAATAATAATCTGAATAATAACTTGAATGATTTTTCTGATCCTTTAGAAAGATATAAAGGTAAAACATTCTTAATCAAAAGTGCTTTATCTACTGCAACATCTTTTGGTAAAAATGTAGCATATGAATTGTAAAATTGTTGTTCAAATTCTTCAATTGATTCATCAACATCAGATAAATTTCTTAAATCTTTTGATTTTGCAATTAAATCATTTATTTCAGTACCTTGTTTTGTTTCAAGGTATTCATAGTATGCCTCTAAGAAAGTAATGAAAAGAGGATACTCTTCCCGAATAAATTCAGGAACCTGACGATTAATCAGTAAAGAGACTTTATTATCAGACATTAAATTGCAGAAAGTTCAGTTGTTATAGATGCAATATCAGCATCATCAAGTGTAATGATAGTATTTTTCGATGATTTAATAATACCTTTTTCAGATTCAATTGTCAATCTGATTAATCCATCGGTTGGAACAATAGACAATATTCTAATATCATTTATTGTGACTGTACCAGTAATGTAATTAATTGTTCCAATTTGTTCATTTATAGTTTGTTTTTCTGCATTGTCATCATAATAAATTGTTCTTAGATAACCAAATCTGCCATCTAATACAGCAGTCGCAGAAGCACCATAACCATCACCACCAGAAATTGTAACAATCGCTCTAGTATAATTAATGCCTCGATTTGTTATTTCAATATTTTGTATTCTTCCATTTACAATTACAGCATTCGCAATTGCGCCAGTACCATCTCCAGTGATTGTTACTGTTGGTGCTGTTGTGTATCCTGTTCCTGCATTTGTGACTTGTATCTCTGAAATACCTGTAAATGATTCTGGCACTTCTTCCAATAAAACAGTTTTTATTTCACCGTTGTTATCATAAATTCTAAACTCTGAAGAAGTTAATTTATTTGTTGTTGTTCCACGATGTAACAAAGCATTAAAATTAATTGTGTATGTAGTTGAGTCACCTAAAGAAGGCTCAAATCGTTTTTGTAATCTCAATACTGTTTCAGAACCAGTGATTGCATTTAAATCTACACCATCAATATAGTCTTGCAATTTAGATAAAACAAATGTTGAATCAAACTTGTTTAAGTTTGTATCTCTATAAACTAATACAGCATTTCTAATTGATGTTTTCAATGCTTCTGGTGTTGATGATGTTTTCTTTTTATCATACTCAACATAATTTTCAACAATCAAATACAGATACTCAGGATTTCTGATTTCTGCACCAACGGCAACAATTGCTTTTGGTGAAATGATTTCATCGATGATTCTTTGTTTCTCTGTTTCAGAAATATAATAATTTTCTTTTGGTTTTAATGAAATATAAACTTTACCATATACTGGTGGATTTTCTTCTTCACCACCCCAAACAGATAATGAATCAACACTAGGATAATTTTTCTTCAAATATGATTCATAATCTTTAATAGTTACCAATCTGTTTTGTGTGGTAAATTGTGCAGCTGCACCAAACTTAATATCATCAACAGATTCTCTTACTGCACCACCTGCTGCTGGAGAAACTGGATCAATAACAAAACTTGTAATTGATTCTGCTAAAGAATCTGATACACCAGAAGTTGCAACATAATTGTTTGCTTTGTTTGCAGCTGTTCCGTTTGTTCTCAAGTAAGTGACATTGACTATTGCACCATCGGGTAATGCTTTGCCAACTGCATTGTTACCAAAATAAATTTGATATTTACCAGATTTGTTTTCTTGCAAATAATATACTTCTGAATCAACACCAACATCTAAAATATCAGAAACTAAATTGTAAACTGTAAGTTGTGTATTTCCAGAAGATGGTGCAACTTGAACTTTAATAGTTGTTGTATCAATGTTTGCATCAGGTAAAGTAAATACTTGTTTTGGATTTGATGCAGAGTTATGAGTAAATCTATAAGTGGTTAATTGACCTTCATAGATTTCTAAATTTTGAAAGTAGTAAGTTGAATTTGCTTTAGTTACAGTTGTATCTTCTAAAACAACAAAGTTGTATGGTTTACTATCAATTTGATTTGATAAGAAACCAAATCCAGCTGGTAATGTTAATGTTCCACTTGTTGATGTTGTTGAATTTGCCGTAAAATTAATTGTTGCAACGGATGCTCTTGTTGAATGTGGTGTATAACCTAAAGTCTTAGCGTGGGAGATAACAGAATCTCTCAACATGGCAGTATCTAAAAATGATTCATTTGCCACCATGTTTAGATAATAAGCATTGTAATGGGTGTTGTAAGCAAGAATATCCAATAGAATATTCAGACCAGAACCCTCAAAATCATAATCTGTAAATTCAGATTGTTGGTTTAAAAATGCTTTTAAATTATTCTTGATTGTATCGAAATCAAGTTCGGTAACTCGTAAACGGTCTGCCATATTATCTAATCCGTTCTAGGAAGAAATTAATTGTGATTGGGTCTACACTATTGATAACAAAAAATTCAAGTCTTAGTTTATACCCATTATTGTCTGGATCTGCAATTGCATTGATTTGATTTACCTTTGCCCTTGGTTCAAAGTTCTCAATCGTTTCTACAACTGCTCTTTCTAATTGTGCTGCTATGATTGTGTCAATATTCTCAAACAAAAGTCTGCGAATACTACTGCCAATTTGTGGCCTAAATGGCCTTTCGTAGTGATTGGTAAGAATTAAATTCTTAACCGAATTGATGATAGCATACTCATTCTTGTGAGTATTGATATCTTTACGGACTGGATGAATGGTAAAATTCAAATCCAAGTCTCTAAAAGTGCGGGATGATTGTATATCTACTTGAGCCATGTTCTATTTATCTCATCC